CTCGAACTTGGTGATGGAGAAGCTGCCCTTGGGGCCTTCGGAGCCGCTTGAGTCCTTCGCGCCGGTCAGCAGGGCCAGCTCGATCTGGCCGCCGGCCAGGAAGGCGTCCTTGATCGCTTCGAACGCTAAGTCCCCCGGCTTCCATTGCATGTTGAAGTCGGCCGAGCAGGTCTTGAGCGTGGGGGCGGTGGCCTCCCAGCCGCTGTTGGCCCGGGTGGTCACGTCGGCCTCGCCGGCCTCCATCGCCACCTTCAGATCTTTGATGTTGGACATCTCGCTGAGCGAACCCAGCGACGCCTCGGCCACGCCGACCAGGTCGCCCTGGACCACCACCGCGCCGACCGCCACGGCGGTGCTGGGCGTGTAGTCGATGTGCTTGCCGTCATGAACGTACGTTGCCATGTCTGTCGCTCCTGCAGGTCCGCGGTCATGCGAACCTGCGCATCAGGGTTGTGTTACTCAGGCCTCGCCTTTGCTCTTCACACCACCGCGGGGATCCTGGAGGCTTACTCCGAAATCATGGAAACCCCTCATTTGCACTCCGAGCACATTGAAATCCGCCTGGGCGGTTTCGATGGTCGGGCTCTCCTGGCCATTGAGGAACGCGACCTCGATGACCGGCAGGTCCGCCGGGTCGGCCAGCACGTACCACGCCTTGGCGCTCGCGCCGGTGTAGGCCGCGTTGGCCAGATACCGGCCGACCTCCACGCGGAACTTGCCGACGTGCGGGTTGGCGATGGGGTACTTGGTGCTGGAGGTCGTGTCCCGAATCTCCAGGCTCTTGTAGAGCTGCGTGCCCATGGCCGAGAGGGCCGTCGGCACCAGCACCACGGCGGGCATGACCCCGATGGGCTTGCCGTCGGAGTCCACCTGGTCCATGAAGGCCACCTCGGCCTTCGTCAGCCCGTCGATGGAGAGGACCGTGTCCGCGCCCGTCAGGTAGTTCTTGTTGCCAGCCGTGAAGAAGGCCGCGTTGTTCAGGAAGCAGGTCCAGAACACGTCGTTGATCTTCAGGCCGCTGCCGTGCCCGAGCTTTCTTGGCACCAGCGTGATCGCGCCCAGGTCGTCGTTGATGATGTCCCGCCGGTCGATGGAGAGCATCAGGCCGTAGGTGTCGGCCTTGTTGGTGTAGGACTCGTTGCCCAGCGTCCCGTGCTTCAGTTCCCCGCCCGGGGCCACGATCTCGTACTGGTCCTTGCCGATGAGGCGGTAACTCGTGACGGTCTTGAAGTCCGGCACGTTCCTGACCGCGCACACGTTCCGCCAGGTCCGCTCGACCGAGAAGAACCCCTCGAGCAGGAACTTGTTGGCGACGTTCGAGAGAATGCCGCCGATGTCCACGGTCGAGAAGCCCGCGGCCTGGACCTGCCGTCCGAAGGCGTACCGCAGGGCCTCGCGGCTGTCGCGGAAGGACCGCTCGGGGTAGCCGTTCGCCCAGGCTGCCTCGAGGAAGAGTTCCTGAAGACCGATGCCGCCCCGGAACCGCTTGTCGGCGGCCTCCACGGCCTTCTCGCCGTAGGCGCTGGCGACCGCATCGCCCTTCACGCCGCCGGTGAGCATGCACGCAGCCTCGAGGACGCTGCCGGTCATGGTGTTGTCCGGTACATGAGCGGCCGGGGCCTTGGGCCGATCGGCCCGCAGGACCTCCAGCTCGGTGTGAGTCACGTCCCAGCCCTCGCTGATCGCCTTGGCGGCGATCTGGGCGTGCTGGTCGCCGCAGACCTTCCGCACAGCCTCGATCCGCTGCTGCTCTGCCGCGGCGCGGGTGCGCATGTCGGCAACAGGATCGATGGTGATCCCGGCGTCCTGCGAAACTGCGGCCTGAACCGCAGGCGCACCGGCCTCCGTGCCGGTGGTCGCCTGCGCCTGCACAGCGGCGCCCTCCGTGGCAGTCTGCTCAACCTCCACGGTCTGATTGGTGTCCTTGTTTTCATCCATGACAGAGTTCTCCTTGGCCGTTTGCCCGGCCGCGATGGTCGCGGACGTGTTCCGATCCGCGCCGACGAATACGAAGCTGATCTCGCCCAGTTCGGCCCTGCGGGCGACAAGAACCGGGCCATTGAAGTTGCTGCCGTTGACGTTGACGCTGCGCCCCTCGGGGACGAACTCCCGGGCGAGCACGGCCGCCCCGATAGAGGCCTGCCAGCGGAAGCCCCGGTCATGGGCCTCCACCACCCGCTGCACGCGCGGCGAGGTGCCGATGACCTCCCCCGAGGCGATCAGGTTGCTGCCGACGACCTCCACGCGGTCGGTCTGGCCCAGCAGGTCGTCGATGTCCTGGTTGTGGCCGACGAAGATGGGCCAGGAGGCTCTGGACAGGTCCAGGCCGGTCAGGTCCACGACCACCGGGTACGAGAACCCGGCGATCCGCATGGCCCCGCCGGTGTACGCCACCATGGTGAAGCGCCGGCTGTGCTGCTGGCCTTCAGGCGCAGCGGCAGCGGCCTCGATGGTGAGCGCGCCGGTGAGGTTCAGCTCACGCGGCTCGGGATTGGGAGTCGTCTTCATCGTCCTGGTCTTCCTTGACCTGGTCAGGGGGCGCCGGCGGAGCCTGCGCAACCGTCAGCCCCAGTTCCTTGCACAGCGCCACTTCCTTGGCACGCTGGCGAAGCTCCGTCTCCCAGTCCTTGCCCTGGCGGGCATACTCAGCCGCCAGCGTGGTGGTGTTGCTGGCCAGGCGGGTGGCCTGGGCGTTGGCCTCTTTGGCGGGGTCGACATGCTCGTGGCCGTCCCAGAACCACTGATGCGGAGCATCAGTGCCCTCCGTAGCCTTGGCGGAGGAGGGCGCATTTCCGCTCCCCGACCGGCCGGCCATGTCCAGGCCAAACACCTTCACGGCCTCGGCCATCCAGGCCGACAGGATGTGGTCCAGCACCACCGTCTCGCAGTGGGTCTGCTCGACGCGGATGCTCTTGAAGTAGGTCTGATGATCCAGCCGCCCCGAGGCGTAGTTGTAGCCCGAGCTGTTGCAGGCGGCGATGTTGTACGGCATGTTCAGGCAGCGGGCGATCTCGTTGAGGATCTCCCGCTTGAACATGTCGTAGGTCGTCGCCGGCTGCTCGGCCTTGACCTGCGAGGGCTCCCAGCCCTCGGGCGTGAAGACCGCCATGTTGGGCGAGAACTCCATCTCGGTCATCGGCTCAACCTCGGCGGCCTCGCCGCCGGCCGGGGCGTTGGTCTTCATCAGCACCGCGATGTTGGCGGCGCTCTCCGCCGCGGCAATCACCGCCAGGGTGTATCCTCGAAGTTGTGCGAAGAGCGGCAGGGCCGGCAGGATGTCCGGCAGGCCGCGACGCTGGCCGGGCCGGTCCGTACGAAACCAGTGGATCATGCTGGCGGCGGGGATGGTGTCGTAGTCCTGGCTGCCGGTAGCGGCGCCACCACCGCCGGGATGGGCCTTGAGGACGTGGTACTGGCTGGGGTTTCCGAATGCGTCGAACACGATGCCGTCGATACCCTTGTCCAAGGCCGACTTCGACAAGGGCGTGGTCACCTGGTCGGCCTCGATGAGCTTCAGGTCCAGCCTGATGGGCGAGTCGAGGCTGTCATTGCTGAACAGGACCGCGAAGGCCTCACCATCCTGTGCCCGGGCCTGCCGCATGGTCCGCAGCTTGCCGGGCAGGTCGATGGCCTTGGCCCAGGCCGCGAACTCGCGCTCGATGGTCTGGTTGACCTCGTCGCCGTCGGTGAGCATCTGGAGCCGCGGGCCCGTTCCGATGACGTCGTTGGCCAGCGTCAGGACGATGCCACGCGCGTAGGAGTTGTTGGCGACCTCGTAGCGAGCCCGATTGCGCAGCGTCCGACGCACCTCCGGACTGGCCGCGGCGTCGGCCGACAGGCCATCGGCGTTGGCCCAGTGGCGGCGGTTGTCCTCGGTGGTCGCGGCCGAGTCGAACTTGGCGCGGACCAGCAGCGTCCGGGCATTTCTCGCAAAGATGCCCGTCTGCCTGCTCCGCCTACCGAATGGCCACCAGCCCATGTCTATACCGCTCCGGGAGGGACGATCTTGACGCGGGTGAACGCCTTGGCGGGGTTCGTCGCAGCCGCCTTCTTGGCCGCCAGGTACTTGTCTGCGGCGATCTGATCCGGCAGGGAATGCTGCTGGACGCTGACGCCATCCACACTGGCCTGCCTGGGTCCCTGGGCATTCTGCTGGATCGTGTCCTTGAGGTCATCCGCCACAGCTTGCGCCTTCCGCCCAAAGAAAAAGCCCCACCTCCACACCTAGCTAGGTGAAGGTGGGGCTTTAGCTTCGTCTCCGAAGGCTCAGGGCTGGCCGGCCCTGTTCCTTGGGCAGTATTCGGTTTTCACGCCAGACCATCG